CTCGCAGGTGGCTTTAATGTTGCCGATTAGGTATCCGGCTATGAATGCACAAGTTGTGCAGGTGGCGAATAGGGCGAGAAATGTGATTGGTTCCATATATTTAGTTAGTGTTAGATTGCTTTGAAGACTGGGGCCATGCTATAACGCTCAGGCATGATGAACTCGCATCCATCTGAATCAATTAATACTTTTTTGCGCTTTTCATCGTTCATCCATTTGATGACTGCAAATGCTCCCTTGCGGCTTAACACTTCTAATGTGTAAATGCAGTTGTAATCGCAAATGCTGCGGGTTGTGAGAGTCTGTCCGGCTTTGATTGTTTTTGTTGTTTTCATTTTTGGTTTTCTATTTTTGTTTCTGTCGTTCGGGTTCGTCCCGTTCGATGTGCAAACACTCAACCATTTCCGAAAAGATGAAAAGAAAAATTTTCGCAGATAGCGAAAATAATTCTTGGGAAAAGTCTTTACAAATGAGCGCAACTAATGCCCGTGCGCCTCTGCGGGCTTTTTTATTTTGAGATCGGGCGGTATAAATTTACCTCGCGAGCACCTTGATTCGTCTGTATGGTTGCCTTTTTTGTTTCAAGCATCCCTTTCCCAATGGCAGTTTCCACTCGGCAAGAAATTGATGCGATGGTCAGTTTCGACTCGTTCGCAATAGCGCGGATCGTCTTCCAGCCTTGCTTGGCTAGGTCTTTCTCGCTTTCGACTTTGGTCGTCTCGTAGAAAGCGTCCCACGCTTTGTTTACAGCGGCAAGAGCCATGGGTTGTTTATTTTTCGTTCGCATAAATTTACGGTGATGGAGTTGTCCTTGTAATATCCGAACGCGAAGCCCTGCGACCAAGCGAATGTCGCGCGGCGTGTTGAAGCGTATTCCATATCAAAACGTGCCAGCATTCCAACGCAATAGCCACTCGCGCCGTCGAGCGTGCGTGCGCGTTCCCAGCCTACGCGGTGAAGGTGGGCCAATACACATTGGCCGTAGGTTTCCGCGTGATGTTTGATGGCCTGCTCGTTATACATATAACCGTGCAGGAACTTGGTTCCTCCGAGTTCATAAAAGCTACGAATGTGATACGGATATAATTTTGCCTTGAGTTCCTTTGCGGTCTTTTCGATAGCTTGTATGGTGAGCGTAGCGGCGTGAGCCGCTAGAGCGTTTGGCGAAGACGCGAGCTTGTATAACCGGGCTTCGTGGTTTCCGTAGAGGATATGTTGTGGCCGGAGTTCGTGAAGGAAGTCGATACCGGCTGAAAGATCGTCCGAGATGCTGGCCGCGCGGTCGCTTGAGTTAGGGTCTGAAATAGCTCCAGAGCGGAAGGCGGCTAGGTCTAGGAAGTCACCAAGATGAATAGTCGTGTCGGGCTTCCAGCGGTCTTTGAACGTCAGCACGGCAATGCGAGCAGCAGGGTCTATTTGATCGCCATGAGAGCACCCGACAGCCATCCATTTTTTCCACCCCTTCATTTTAGTTCTGGAATATTGCGGTCGCTGCGTTGTTGCCAAATCCAAGCGCGAACGGCTTCCATCGTTTCTACATCGAGTTTTGCAAACTCGCCACATTCGTGTTTTAAGGCGCTTCGAAGCTCTTGGTCTATGTCATCCACCAATATCAAAATATCAAGCGCCTTGCAGGCCACCTCGTGCTCGTATCGCTCGGTCTCGTCGTATTCAAGTGTCATTTTCATGCTTCTTCGTCCTCCTCTTCTTCTTCTGCGTCTGGAAATAGAATGCTGAATGAGTCCCCTGCTAGTCCCTCCACGGCGTATTTGTTGCCGAAGACAAATTCCCCGTGCAGCGTTTCGCCGCCTTGTTCCCAAGAAACAATAGTTAGCCCGCAATCGTAGTGTTCGGAGAGCAAGCGCTTCGCTTCCGCGAGGGCTTCCGTTCGCTCAGACTCAACCGTCGGTTGTCGCTTTTTTTTCAAGCAAGTATGTCTATTTTTTTAGATACTCTAGTGCGTAAAATTGTGAGCATTTCTCGTTCGGTCATGCCCTTCGCCCAATGCGGGCGAAGTTGATAGTGCGGCTCGTCGTTGAATTTCCAACGCCCTCCCCACTCGAATCCGAGGGATTCGCCGAGGGGCCCGAGCTCGCGGTAGAATGCGTGGTCGCCAAAGTAGGTTTTGCCGTCTTTGGAAAAGACGGCGATGTCGAGCGCCAGTGAGTAGTTGTGCATGGAGGCTCCCCCGGCGGATTTTGTTACGATGGGGCCACTGGTGGTTCGGCCTTTGGCGTAGAGGGCGTCTTGCTCGGCCCATGTGCGGAGGCCACAGATGCACTTCACGTCGAGGTTGAGCGGGGCGGCGAGCTTTTTTGCCGCGATGATAAATGAGGCGGCGCGGTCGTAGAGATCCGGATGCAGGGTGGAGAGGTTGCGCTCGCTTCGTTCGTCGAGGTTCATTTATCGTGGAGAGTTTTTGAAAATTCCGGTGTGTAGCAGAATGTGCCGTAATCCGTTTTAACGCATAACGCCGGATTATTGAATCCAGCGCATGAAGTCAGGAACGCCATTCCAAGAAACGCAAATGAAAGAACGATCATCCAAAGCGCGATGGATTTGGCGTTCATTTTTCTTTGCGGAAGATTTCGATAAGTCCAATAATGGCGGCAACTGCCGCTCCGATAGCGTCCCATTTTGCAGGCTCCAAGCTAAGACCGGCAACGCCGCCGATGATGGCAATGCCGCGAATGGTCGAAGGCTCCTTCAATTTTGCGAGTAGTGTTTTCATGGTTTTTTAGGTCTGGTCATCTTATACAGCGAAACTGCACCGATGCAAATTCCCATCAATAGCGAGAGAATGCGAAGCCATGCTTCGACTTCGGAGAACGAGATTAGAACGGCGGCTGCGGGAGCGGACGTTCCGACAAGCGTGTGGAAAGCGTGTCCGTTCATTATATCAAGCTGGCTTGAGTGATGAGTTCCTCGGTCAAGGTGCATGATTGTAGGATGATCGTATTTCGCTCGCCGCTTTCGGTCAGTTCGATCTCCAGATCGGCCGTCGCGCTTGTTGCGTTAAGCAAATAGTCGCGCACGCCAAAGGTTGAGAAGTTGACCGATGCCGTTTTGCCTCCGGCCGCGCTCAGTCCGCTTTGAACCTGGAGTGTTGGTAGGTCAGCAAACCCTTTGCTGCCGCCAAATGTGACATCGTAGTAATTACCCTGGATGCCGCTTACCGTCGCATTGCCCGCCCCGATGGAGTCGAGTGCTTGCAAGGCTGATTGTAGGCCCGATGCTGTTGTCGTGGCGTCAAGCGGGTCGGTCTGGCGTAGGACGGTTGTGCCAACGCTGCCTGTCGTGACCGTGCCTGTGCCGGTTGTTATTGCAACCGACCCTGCTGTTGTGCCTAGCAAAAACTGGGTTGTTTGTGGAATTGAGCGAACGAAATATTGAGTTCCGGCGGCGTAGCCGGTCAGCGCCGTGAAACCTGTTAGCACGACAGGCTGGGCAAGTGTCAGTCCGTGGTTCGATGCCGTAATAAATACGCCATCCGTGACGGTGCTGGCGATATCCACATTGTAGGTCGGGACGGTCACTCGGTAGCTGCCTTGGTATGGAGGGCGTGAAAACGAGATCCGCTGCACTTCGTTTTGCAGGGTTGAGCCTGTAAGTGTCGTGGCGATGCTAACCGTAAGAGCGGTTCCGAGATCAGTCCAAGTCGGCTGATATACGGCAGGCGCGAGTCGCAGTTGCAACTCTTGAATTTCGGCGGTCGTGGCGTCTCCTACGAGGCGCTCGTCAATGAGTGCGGACGTCTCTGGAATTAAACGAGCGACGTTTGCCGTGATCGCGCTGCGAGTGCCTGCGGAGTTGAACGAAATGACAAAGTTGGTTGCCATCGTGCCGTCAACGCTAACACTTCCTGCGCTGGTAATGGCTGAAAGCGAGTTGAGCGCGGATGATATCGCGCCGGCGGTTGCGGAGAACGCAATGGCCCCACTCGTATCGCCGCCGAAGGAAAGTGTGAAAGTGCCGCTTGCGGGAACTCCTGTCCTTGTGCCTACGCCAAATTTGACCGTCGTGCCGGTCATATCGACTACGTTGAAAGGCGCGGACACGTTGCCCGTTGCTTCTAGGAAATAAAGGTTAATTTCGCCGTTGTCGCCCTTAATAAAGCGCGGTGCGGTCGCGGGCGTAAGGCTAGTCAGGCTCGTAGCAAGCCTGCGGTTGGTCATGTCAATGTAAAGGTCGCGTGCCATTTAGTTGGTAGGTTTGTCAACAGCTTCCCATTTTCCGAGGGGGCAACGCTCGGTTGCCATTCTTAGCTTTGCCCACGTTGAGCATCCACATTTGCGACAACGGCCCGTGTTGTTGAGTGCCTGTGCGTCCCATTCGGGACAGGCGCGGCAAGTCGCTTCGCGGGTGGCGAGGGCTTCGGGTGGGGTTGTGGCGAAGCCTGCGCGAGCGAAGCGGTGCGCGGCGTGGCCGAAGCGGGCAAATGCGCGAGAACGAAAATCAATGAGATCCTGTGGGATCATGAAAAAATAAAAGTTGGAGGATTGACATCTGGGCCAAATCCATAGTTTTCCGTATGGGCAACAAATGAATTTCCATTTATTGTGTAGGTGACATCTGCACAAGTTATTGGAAAAGGTGGGTCGATTGGACAACATCCTTCACTAGGCCCGCTGGACATTGCATTCATAGCATTATCGGCGTTAAATAAAAAACAATTTATTAATACCGGTAGGGCACAAACATAAAATGAGCCGCCTACATACCAGTGCGCGACAAACCCTCCCCCGCTTGCATCCCAATATACAGGGTCGGCTCCATTACAAGTTCCAGTTGTTGCCACCCTAAGCGTTTCTAGCAGATCTCCACTTATAGTCGTTGCGCACCCGCAAGAGGCACAACACGCGCAATTCACAGCGCGAGTTGTGCCTTCTTCGTCGGTCTTGATCTTGATCTTGTTGTCAGCGGTGCGGCCTAGTGTCATTCTAGCACTCCTCCGTTGAGAGCCAAGTGAGCGCACCCTCCACCGCGCCGAGGACGTGCGTTCCGCCGCTTGGAACTGGTGGAATCTTTAGCTTGAAGCCGGTAAAGCCCATTGACGAGACCTCATCAACCAAGGTCGGATCGGCTTGCAATCGAGCCCAAGCGAAATTTCGCATAAGATCAGACGACGAGATCGGCCTTAATTGTTGTCCCCCCTTTGCTACGGTCTGAAAATCAACTGGAAAATCATTCATGCGGTTTGCCGTAAGCTAAGTCCTGAGTTGGCGAAATCGTATCCCCAAGTGCATTGAACCTCATCGACGCCGCCGTAGGTCGAGCGGTTTACGTTTATAATCGCAACTTTCGTAAAGATGTTATTTCGGTCGAATGGAACTGAAACGAAGGAGCGTGTGGTGGTGTTGTATATGTCGCTCACATACGTTCCGTTCCCGAGAATACTATCAATCCCTTCCATTGAGCTTACGATCTTGTAGTTCAACTTTTCCGTTGGAAGTGCTAAAGTTGTAACTGAAACATTGGCCGCGAGCGTGAATGTGCGAGTGATGGTGTCAGACAGGACGGTCAAAGGATATGGATTCAATGAAAGCAAAGTTGAACCGCTCAAGTATCTAATGGCAATAGGAAGCGGAACCGCTGTAACTATTGCCCCAAAAACGGCTGGCGTGGATGTCGAAATTCCAGTCCCCGTCGAAGAAAACGATGATGATGTGAATGTCGTGAACCCGTCTTGGCCTGTCTCTCGCGTAGGATTCTGGCGAATGATATAAGCCGGATATTCCGGCAAGCGGTTACCAGCGGCAAGCAACGGCGCGAGAGCGTCCGCTCTCGTCGTGCGACACTTGTATGTCGCATCAATGCGCGAGAGGCCGGATGGGAAATCCTGTTTTTGAACGTCTGTTAAAATTAGGTCATCCGACCCGTGGTAGATATGCGCCATATATTTAGACCATTACTGGCTGTGGTAGTTTCACTTCAAGTTTTTCGACAGCGGTTTGAATTGCTTTCACCATGCCTTCGAGCGTCATTGGAGTCTTCTTTTCCTCTGTTTTCCTTTCGGCGTCTTTTTTCATCCCCTCGCCCATTCGCTTTTGAGTAGAGGCTAGGCTCTTCTTCATGTTCTCGTTTGCTTCTTTTCCATATTTCCCCTCTTCGCGGGCGAGTCGGATGCGCTCGCGAAAGTCGGATTGAGACTCTCCGAAATCTCTCCTTATGCCATAGTCCTGTCGCCCGATATCCTCGAGAGCGCGAGTGTCGCGGCCCTTGCCTGTGCCTCTTATATTTGCATCAGCTTCGCGATCTTTAATCTGGCGCATTGTGGTCTCCGCAGACGTATACCGGCCTGCCGCAATTTGCTCTTGCGCCTTTTTCATCAGCCTGCCGCCTGGGTCAACTGCTTCGGCGTCTTGGCGTTTTTTAATGTCTTCGCCAATCTTGGTGGCGAGTGAGTTTTTTGTCCTGTCAGCGGCCCTCGATGCTCGCTCAAGCTCGTTGGCAAGTCTTGTAGCCTCTTCCTCACCCATCCCGCTTTTGATCATGTCTTGGATGCTCTTGTTTAAAGCGGCTTCAGCCTTTAGCCGATCTTGTTCTTTAGTATTACCAGACGCAATCGCATCGTTTATTTTAAGCTGGAGGGCGACTTCCTCACGCTTGAGCGCGGCGGATTCTTTGAGCTTTTCCTGCCTTGCTTTTTCGGCATTGGCGGCCCGTTCGTCTTCGGCTTTAGCATTTGCGGCCTTGTCCATCTCGGCTTGTTGCGCCTTCGATATTTCTACGAAGTTGAATGGCCTGTGCTTGTATGCTGCATCCGCGCTCTTCTCGATCTCCTTGTTTTTCGCGACTACCTCTTCCTGCTTTTTAATGGTCGTATCGAAAAGCGGAGTGACTCCGACCATGTTTTTTTTGAAGTTCTCAGAAAATTCAGATCCGGCTGCGGCTAGCTCTTTACCTAGAGAATCAGCGTCGTAATACATCGCCCCGAATAGGCCCGCTGCGTCCTCTTTTGCTGTAGCTGCAAATTCTTCCATGCCGCGCCTTAATGGAGAAAAGCCTGCTATTTTGGGAAGCATATCCGACAAACTTTCCGCAATAGCTGCGGCGGCCTTTAGTCCGACTAGGTTGAATGCTCCCGTGATATACGTCATCAGCATCCCCTCTGGATCGAATACCGTGGCAATGAACTGCCCTGCTGATTTGAAAGATGCGACTAGCACCGAATAAATGCTGTTGCCTGTCTCCATCGCCTGCATTTTGATCGCTTCAAATGCCGCCTTAAATCCTTCGGAGAAGTTGCCCACTTTAAACTCGTCAACCGCTTTTTGGAACATCTTCATTCCTTCGCCAGCGCCTACGAAGAACTCTCCGATCTCTTGACCTATTCCCGCCGCGTCTATCATCGAAAGCGCCGTGGTAACGGCGTCGAGTGCCGGTTTCACTCTGTCGATCAGTCCCGCTGCAAACTCGATAAATTTACCGCCGACAACAACAAGGTTGTCCGAGATGCGGTCGAATTGCGAAGACCCTGCCTTCATTATTTCCGGCAACGATCCGAGCTGCCGCTTTGCCGTCTCGACTTCTTCGTCGAAATTGGCGAATACCTGGTTGAGTGCGCCGCCTGACTTCCCAAAAATCTCCATTGCGGTCGAGGCCCGCTGTGCTGGGTCTGGAATTGCGGCGATGGCCTTGCCGATCGTGCGGAGTTGCTCTTCTGGCGAAAGGCTTCTGAGTTGAGAGAGTGAAAGCCCTAGATCGGCGAAGGCGTATGCAGCCTTGCTTGTGCCGTCTTCGGCGTCAACAAGGGCTTTCTGCATTTTATTAATAATCGGGCCAACGGCGTCCGCTCCGACCCCTGCATTATGAAAAGCCCTTTCTAATAATAAAAGTCGGTCAACAGCAATGCCTGTTCGATCAGAAAGTTCAACAAGCCTGCCGCCCATATCAAGCGCGGCCCCGAAGCTCTGCACGGTCTTTTGTGCAACGGCAAATGCGCCCTCGATCGCCATTGATCCCAGCTTCGCTGCGGCTCCGGCGAGCGTTGCGCCTACGGCTATTTTCCCGAAGCCGAGTTTTGCCTTCTCTCCCGCTTCTTCGCTCGCTTTGCCGAGAGTCTTTACCTTGTCGGTTGTGTCTTTGGACTGATCGCCGATGGCTTTAATATTTTTCTCCATCGACTTGACTTGACCGATGCGCTTCATCGTTCCTTCAAGTTCGGTCATGGACATCCCGCCCGCCTTCACTTTGGCTTCTAGGGTGTTGAGTTCCGTTCTAACGGTCTTGAGTGTTTTCTCTAAACCTTCGTCGGTTGCTCCAAATGTTACTGAGACGTCTGCCATATTCTAAGTTTCTGTAAGGGTTTTTTGTCTCTTTTTTAGGATGGCTTCCATTTGCTTTTTCATCTTTGTAACGATGACGGCCTTGGCAAATTCTTCTTCACTCTTTGGAATGACATTACTTGCCCAGGGGATATTATTTGTCATTTCAACCCTTGGGTTTTTTAAATCCGATGTTATGTCTTTGACTGACCCAGACCCAGCTTTCATCGCCTTTATTACCCATTTAGGGAAGTTGCTTAACAATGAACCTTTGTTGACCCTCTTTAACTGCGTAGCACAATTTGCCCATCCACCTTTCGACATACCAACCCTCTTTTGAACCTCTGCAATATATGTCTCCTGATCTGCATTGGATGCTACAAATAACTTTGATCCTCGTGACTTCGTGCGGCCTGTTGTTTTGTTCCGAGCATCTTTGTGGATGGGCTTTATTTTGCTTGCACTAATAAATTCCATCCCTGTCCACTTGTTCAAAAATCCAATATTCCGAAGGATAGTTTCAACGATATCAAACCGTCCCTTTTTTATCAAAGCATTGAGCCTTGCCTTGATCCTTTGTGATCCAACTCTATCAGCGTATTCGTCAAGTTGATCTGTGTTTTTGATAATCTTCCCAATGTCATTTTTTACGCGAGTTATTCCCGCTGTGCTATTGTCACCAAAGGGTTGAGTCCGCCTCGCCAGTTCCACGCAAAGAAGACGAGCGTTAAGCATAACGGCGTCAGGAATCGTGACTGCGCGTATCTCCGCGTAGTCCTTCATGATCTGCTCAAATTTCACATTCTCGAACTTGAATTTTGCCATATTTAGCGAGGGTGTCTTCTATGGTGGCGAGAGCGTCAACATCAACGCGGGCGTTGTTGTTAGCCCAGGCTGAATGCCGACCGTTCGCGTAGTCGTCAGCGTGCAGAAGTTGAAGCCCTGCCGCGAATGGCAGTTCTTCCATGATCTCTTGAAAGCCCCAACCTGTTATCTTGACTAGCCGGTATGCGTAGATAGCAAGCCAGTTGGGGCTGTTTAGTTTGGGCTTCCTGAGCCTTCACCGCCTTCCGATGCTGGAGAAGCGGAATTATAAAGATCAAAAGCCGCACCCATCGCTTCCGACATTCCTGTCGTTTCGTGATGATGCTTCATGTTCTTCTCGATCCATGAATCAACGGCGTTGATGAACGTGTCGCGATCATTGACGACCCCGCGGATCGTGCTCATCGGCTCGGAGTGCAGGAATGTAAATGCCGCCGCTTTCCAAACTGGATCCATCTCGCCAGAAAATACCTCGTTGCGTTGCATCCAGCTAATTGTAAGCGCCGTGATCGGTCGCATCGTGCGTCCGTTTACTTTCTTCGGCCCGTCTTCCATCGCTTGAATGCGGAGGATTTCGTCGTCTTTTACTAGGTCGTTATCTTTAGTTTTTTTCATTTTAAAAATCTTGTCATCTCTTGCTTCGTCTTGTCCGAAGCGTGCTCCGAAATCGCAATTCGTTTGCCGTTATGCTCGATCTCGATCAAACGCGGAGTGTTGCGGATGATGTCCACAAGCACGTCTCGGTTAGCTAGTGCCGCGCGGATGTAGCAGAGCGGGTTTTCTGGGTCTTTGGCTTCCAACTCGTCGCCTTCCTTGGTCATCTGGCGGTAGACTTGTGATGCGTCTTGGCCCTTGTCGTTCACGCCTTCAAACCAGAACTCGGTGGACTCCTTGCCGTCGGTGCGAACCAGTCGAGTGACCGGTGGTTTATTCATCTTGAAACCCATGCTGGCTAGGGCCACCGCAGCCTTTAGGTTTATTGTGTGGAAAAATTTAATATTGCAGTCCATATATAAAAAGGCGGCTCCCTTTAGCCGGGGAGCCAGCGGCATGAGCCAGGTTGCTTAGACGATCTCGGGATACTGAGTCGCGGAAACGGTGATCGTTTTGAACGTGCCAGCGCCTGTCTTTTCGGAAACGGAATCGACGATGACAGCACCGCCGGAAACGCCGTAAGAGGTCGTGTCGTTTGCGAGCGTTAGGACGTTGGCGAGTTCGTAGGCAACGCCGCCGTTGATGACGCCATCAAGCGAGATCGTGGCCGACTTGTTGTAATACGCTACAGCAACGGTATCGCCGAGCGCGTCCATTACGGTTGCTTTGTCCGACTGAACGGAACGGGAGAAAGAATTGAGCAAAAGCCCAGTTTCTTGGAGGAGTCCGAACTCAACGCCGGACGCTACGGATGATGTGATGACGGTTGCTGGCATGATATTTCGTGGAAATTGTCAACTTGCGAAAAGCGCGGCGTGAACCG